GGAGTATTTAACTCGAGGGCTTATTCCAGCAACATTATGGATGACGGCACATTTAGTACTGTCAGTAACAAATCATCGCTAGTTAGCGATGAAACTAGCAAGTTCGTTAACGAACTTGTATTCGGACGCCGCGACTTTGAGTCTGGTGTCTCCAAGTATGTTTGTCATACTTCTACCATTCCGCTGTGTACTACAGTGGACAACTTGTCTTTCAGACGGAAAGATAAAGATTCTTATGTTAAAGAATGGCATGGTGAATCTCACCATCATGAAAATTGCATCAGTTGCAATAAAAACTATTGTATGTTTACCAATAGTAAGAATGAAAGAACAGAAAACTTTCTTCAAACGAACTGTCCCTGTCGAACAGTTCACGAACATAGGCTGCAGCCTATTTGTTTCTTGAGTTTTTTAAAAACTTTAGATTACAATCTTGTTGATAGAAAACAAGATATTGCGTCAGAACAAGTGATGTTCTGTACAGATTCGGAAAACATGTTTGCGAATAAGTACTCTAGCGATCTTGCTAGAGACATTGGTGTGTCCGGTTTCGGCCACATCACAAAGAAAACGATTCTTCCTTTAATGAATCGTTTATATTGGTTTCGAGTTCACTCAAAAACCTTAAAGCTAGAAAAACTTTTAGCTCAACATACAAATCGATTTCGAAGATTTGTAGGATGTTTGAAGCAAACACTTCATACAATTAACAATCTCATAATTAAAAAGATGGATTGTTTTGGACCAGAAATTGGTTCATACGCGGATCTGGCAAGGCAGACCGCATACTTATTCAGGGATTTATTCACTGAATACATCGTTACTGCTGAGGTTGACATTCCTCTTCAGTGCACGCCTCCTGTATTTAGGGAGGCCAAGGATTTCTTCAATTATGTGAAGCAAAACCATGAACATCAAGATTTTAATGTTCGAATGTCAATTTTGACATATGTCTTCCGAAATCGGTCATTAGGAAGATTTTTCGGAGTCGAGTTTCGACGACTTCGTAACTACATTTCTAAAAGAAATGCAACAGGCTTGGGTGATTACACACAAAGCCTTGCGTGGGACTACCGTTCCACGATGTTGTGCCAAACTAGAAGTTTAGGGTACCTGCCTTATTATCTCGTAAGAGAAAAGGCAACAGAATTCTGGAATAAAGTTACCAGAGACAGAATCGAGGTTAGTGACCGTCGATTAAATCAAATCATGCATCTTGTATTTGATGAGCTTGCCATTAACGGGGTTAAGCGAAATTTGCTTGCGTTAGATAAGCAAATATATGAACCAATCATTCGTGATTCGGTTCGATTGGAGCTGAAATATTCAGCTTCGACAACCCACACGGTTTCAACCGGTGGAAAGCCTGAAGACGCAAGGACCATTCTTCAGGGAATTCGGGAGGCAAGGGCCATCATCCCGATTCGCAATCTTGATAATTTCAAGATAACAGGATTCACGCCATTATTGACGTCAATTCCAGATGATATCGGAGGAATCGATATATCATCAATATTGTTTTGGTATTCGCTCCAAACAATGATAAACCACTTAACTAAGAAGGGTTTATGGGAAGGCAATTATTACGCCTTACCAACTTCGTTAAAAACATACGAAGATAACATATTTGAGACTGTTCTTATATGTATAAACGAGCCAGGAAAAGCTCGTATGTTAGTCAAATCAATGTCTAACTTTAACTGGTTTTTAACGCCAGCTTCAAAAATCTGTCAAAAGATTTTATCTGAACTACCTGATCATAAAGCAGGATTAGTTCTTGGTTCGCATGATTGGCAACATGCGAAACGAATCTCGGGAGAATCTCTCGAGGCAAACTTCATGTACGATATACGTTCTGGAGAATTAAAGCCTGATGTTATAATGGGCTTTATGGATTGGACCGAAGCAACGGATTCAATGGCGAAGAAGTGTGGCATAGCACACCTTCTCAGTCTCTGGGGATACGTAGGATTCCCAGAACGCTACGCACAAATTATTGCTGTAGCACTAGAACAGGATCAACCTGTTCGAGAATTCCTCACCCTTCAAGGCGAGGACGACGATTTTGATAGAATCGTCAAATCAGGAAGCATAAAAGAAGGCTTCATGATGGGTAACCAGATGACCAAAACAATACTACATCTGAGCCACTTATCCCAGCGAAATTTAGCTGAGAAATATCTAAATCACAAAGGAATTGTGGTTAAGCGAGCAGCTCCTGGACTACGCAGGAGAGCTATGAGTCGATTAAATCGCTCAATTGAAAAGTCGAGATTATCGACTGCATATGCGTGATAGTTATCCGCACATGATATTTGTAAAAACAAATTGAC